CCCCAACCCCAACAGCTCCTAAGCTGGGTTAATATATGGCCGATCTACTAGCTAACGAACAGCTAAACAAATACGAATCAGCAAGATCCAAAAGGTCGGCTATATTCGATTCTGATTGGCAAACAATCTCTCAATACTTTTTACCACAAGAGTCGGACATCAATGTTACCAAAACAGAAGGTATCACAGGCTGGACCGACCGCATTTTTGACACTACAGCCATACAGGCAGCACAAACAATGGCTGCAGGTCAGCGTAATTGGCTAACACCTAGTAGCGAACCTTGGGCTCAATTTGAACCACCAGAGTCCATGCGTACGGGTGGAGATGACGCTGCTATATGGCTAGGCAAAGCTTCAGACATTACCATGCAGGAGTTAGCACGTTCTAACTTCTATTCGGTAATGAACATAGCCTACCTACACGTCGGTATATTTGGTACTGATTGTATATTCTGCGAAGAGGGTAAAGCAGCAGCCTTAAACTTCCGTAACACCAAAGTAGGTACATACACCATTGAAGAAAACGACGAGGGTGTAGTTGATACAGTAAGGCGTGAATTTAAATTAACAGGTAGACAAGCTATACAAATGTTTGGTGAGGATGCCTTGCCCGACAAGATGCGTACAGCTATCAAAGGTAAAGGACAGGACAGAAGCTTTGACTTTGTTCATGCAGTATTCCCTCGTGAAGATAGCCAGCGTTTACCTAACCGCGAAGATGGTGCTAATAAGCCTATAGCTTCCGTATACATATCAAAAGACTTTAGAGAATGCGTTAGTGTTTCAGGATACGACGAAATGCCTTACCTTGTAAGCCGTTTTGCTAAGTGGGGTACAGATAGCCCTTGGGGATATTCACCTGCGTATCTAGCCCTTCCTGACGTACGCCAAGTTAACTATATAACAGAATACTTAGATTCATTAGCAGAACTTCACGCCGTACCTCGCGTTATAGTTCCATCCAACCTTGAAGGCGATGTTGACCTAAGAGCTGGTGGTATAACGACTTGGGATAGTAATGACCCTAATGGTAAGCCTATGGAATGGGCATCAGTAGGCGATTATAAACTAGGTATGGAGTTAGTTAACTCTAAGAAGGAGATGATCAATGATGCCTTCTTTGTTAATATGTTCAAGATGCTTGCGTCCGATCCTTTGTTAGACAAGCGTATGACCGCTTATGAAATCTCACAAAGACTCGCTGAAAAGCTTGAACAATTCACACCAGTATTTGATCGAAGGGTCACTGAGTTCCTCAACCCTCTACTTCGTAGAGTTTTTGGCATTCTGTACCGTGCAGGCAAGTTTGGTACTCCTCCCGATTCTCTTCTTGTAGATTCAGGCAATAACAAACGTGGTCTAGCTTTACCTGAGATCACGATTACCAGCCGTATCAGTCTTGCTCTTAAAGCCCTACAGAATCGTGGCATTGAGCAGACTTTTCAATTTTTACAGCAACTAATAGCGGTTAAGCCAGAGGTTGCTGACAACTTTGATATGGATAAGATCGTACGCGACTATTCACGTAACGCAGGTATGTCTGCGGAATTATTGCGCGATATGAGATCCATGATGATTTTACGTCAACAACGCATGAAGTTACAGCAGCAACAACAAGCCTTACAAGCCGCCGAACAGCTTGGCAAAGCAAGCAAGGGATTAGGCGGTGCGCCTGATTTCGTGCAAGATGCAGCTAAGAACGCAATGCAACCACAACCTCAATGACCAAAACATTAGATACTGAATTACCCGATTCCTTAGTAACAGCTCGTGTAGAACATGGTCGTATAGCAAATGCTTTTGTACAAGTGTTTGGTATGCCAGGCTACAGATCAGAAGCTCAGTCTATTGTCCTTGACCACCTAGATAAGTGTGCAGGCGATGATGGTAATTGTTTTCGTTTTGGTGAAGCTAGAGACGGCATAGCTATGATAGCTGCTGGTATACATCGAGACGGAGCACAATCAGTTTTAAAGATTATTAAAAGGCAACTAGAGCTTTCTACAAAAGTTCGGGAGCCAAAGCCACAACCCATAACTAAAAGGTAAATATGTCAGATGCCACAAAAAGTTCTCCATTTGAATTAATGGAGGATGGTAAAATCGTCAGAAACTATAAAGGTAAGCAAACGGTTCTTGGTCATTACGACGAAGAAGCTAAGCATCTTGAATTTGAGAATAAAGAAACCTCAATCAAGTATCGCTCACAAATATTAACAGTCATTGGTGCAGACGGAGAAGGTACACATACTTCTGGCCGTACTATCCGCACGATGAGCGTTAAAGGAGAAAAGAGAGATGAGCCTAAGGCTAACATCCCACCACGTCCAAAGATGGATCCAAACTTGGGTGATGCTACACCAGCTCTTGTTGAGTGGTTATTTAAATATTATCCAAAGGATGCCTATATTCGTTATGGCGTTAAGCTAGACAGTAAAGGTGAACCTGTACGTGCTGCTGTTCGTCGTAAATTAGTAGAAATAGTAGATAACCGTAACTCAGACGACGACAACCTAGAGGAGATTAAAGTTGGTGCTAAGTCATGGACTAAAGGACCAATTACTCAGGGTGCACGTATTATTAGCCAAGAGGACGGCATTGTAGCTTCTCGTGCTACACATATGACATTCTTACCTGAAGAAGCAGTTAACTATCAACCTGGAGTAGAAGGAGACGAAGACTTATGAGCGACGACAAACGCGATTTTATAGATCAAGCAGCAATTAAAGCTATGGTAGCTTTCCGTGAGAAGTATGACTTTTCTCGTGAGCAAGACTACAAGGACTGTAGCTCAATGGCTTTCCAATTAGCATACGCTATGTTTGCAGAACGTGAAGAGCGTTATTCTAAAGAACCTATTACCCAATCCCAAACTGACTAATCATGTTTCCACATTCGCCACTATTTGATTCGATCACGGGAATAGAACCAGCAGGCGGAGGATCAGCTCCAGCGTTAGACCTAGCTCCTACCCCTATTGAGGCAAATACGCCCTCTACACAAGCATCTACGGCATCTGCGGTTAAAGAGCCATATTACAAAACTCTTATTAACGCCGATGGTACATTAAACCATAAAGCGTTAGATAATCTGCCTGACCATTTAGCAGCATTAAAACCTACATTAGCCCGTCAAAAGAGCTTAGATGATGTGTTTACCGTAATGGGTAATCAACAGACTCTAGTAGGTAAAAAGGCTTTAGGACCACTCCCAACAAATGCTACACCAGAAATGGTGGCAGAACGTAAGGGCTTATTAGATTCTATTAACGGCGTACCAAAAGACCCTAAGGACTATGGTATAGTTAAACCTGAAAATATATCTAACGAGCTTTGGAATGATGGTCTAGCTAAGGGTGCAGCAGAAATAGCTCACAAGTATTCCGCACCTCCAGCTATGCTTAAGGACTTAGTTGCTTTACAGACAGCAGAGTTGCAGAAGCAATTACTAGCTCAGCAGGATTATGAACGTGCTTTCTTTGCTAAACAGCAAGAGAACCTCGTACAGACATTAAAACTTGAGAATATACCTTTAACTAAGGCTCAAGAGTTAGCTGAACGTGGAGCTCAAAAGCTTGGACTTGATTTACAGAATCCCGACGTCCAAACCCTTATGAAGAACAGTAATGTCTTCCTAATGGCTATGAGACATGCTCTATCCACATCTGAGGACAAGTTTGTATCAGGTGAAGCTAAGAACAGCCTAGGTGGCGACCCTGCGGCATTAGCTAAAGACGCTACATCTAACAAAGCTAACCCCTTATATGCACCTTATTGGGATGCTCAACATCCTCAAAACAAGATGGCTAAGGAAACTGTCAACCAATGGCGTAAGCTAGCAGCAGCAAAAGCTAAATGAAAATAAAAGTTCCACGCCCATTAGGCGACAAACTGATAGCTAGACCCGTAGAAGAGACCAACAAGCAAGGGATGTTAATTATCCCACCTAATTACCGCCAAGACCTTCGTACGCACTTTAGATGTGTAGTAGTGGGTTCTGGTCCTAAATCTGAATCTATTGCCCCTGTAGGAAGCATAATCCATGTATCCGAGTCATGGGGTGAGAAATTTATTTATCAAGGTAATCAGTTCATCTGTGGTCGTTTACGAGACATCAATGGTGTAATAAGCGGAGAGGCATTGACAATACCTGAGCATCTCCTAAGTTAGCCCTCGTCCCCCAACTTATAAAACATCATGGCCGTAAATACAGCATTCTCACCAAACCCAGACCTAGTAGCACAAATTACAGGATCAGGAGTCCCAGCACCAGGCGCAGGTACAACAGGTTTAGCACCTACCTACGCATCATCTATCGAGCTTGCACCAACCCTGCAATACTCACGTTTCGTAGCAATTAACACAACTTCAGCAGTAGGAAATGCTACCATTACGGCAGCATACGTACCACAGGCAGGAGCTCGTTTAGTTATACAGATTAACAATGATGCTTCTGGCGCACGTACAATTACCTTTTCAACAGGTTTCCGTGCTACAGGAACAGTCACAGGAACAGCTTCTAAGGCTATTCTAGTTACATTCTGTTCAGACGGAACAACTTGGAATGAAGCAAGTCGTACGACAGCACTATAATTTGTTCTCATAGTTCCTCATAACTAAGCACTTGACTTAATCGTCAGGTGCTTTTTTTATGCCCACAGACGAACAGAGGATAACCAGCGTAAGCTGACCCGATCATTTGTCGAACAATAGTGTTCGATGATCGATCCCGTACGGGACAACCGAGGAGCGAACGTACAACCAACGTACGGCTTCCGCCGTGCATTAACTCAATAATTCCTTACTCTCATGGCTGGTGCAATATTCTCACTACCTCCCCATTACGAGACGGCGTTCGATGATAACTGGCGCGAAATTATGGCGCAGCAAACCGATCACCGCCTTGCAGGGATGTATATGTCCGACAATGTAAACGGTAATCAAAAACGCTACGATCAGATTGGTGACCAATCTTATGCAATGCGTCAGATTACAGCTCGTGCTCAAAAGAGCGAACCTTCCGATATTCCAACATTTTTCCGTTGGGTACGTCCTCGTCCTTATGACAAGACGACATGGATCGACTACTTTGATCATATCCTCCTTGGTCAGCTTCCTGACCCACAAAGCCCAACAGCTAAACAACACGCTATTGCGGCTAACCGTCAAAAAGACATCATTGCTATCAATGCTCTCTTAGGTACTAACTACACTGGTGCACAAGGAACAACAGCTACAACGCTGCCATCCTCGCAAACAGTTGGCGTAACCTACGGTTCAGGATCTGCTAACTCAGGTCTACAACTTGCTAAGTTAACACAGGCTTCATACATTCTTGACTCAAATGACGTCAAAGAAGAAGGCCGTGTATTCGTATACGCAGCAAAAGAATTAAACAACTTAATCACAAACGTAGATCAAGTTAACTCAGTTCTTTATAATGACGTACGCGCTCTCCGCGATGGAACAATCCGTGATTTCATGGGCTTCCATTTCGTACGTACCCAGTTGGTTCCTTTCCAATCTGGTTCATCCACAATCCGTACCTGCGTTGCTTACCAAAAAGATTTCCTCTTAATGGGCATCGGCGAAGATGTACGCACACACATCGACATTCTACCAATGCAAAGTCATGCAATCCAAGTTCGCACTGCGCTCTTAATGGATGCGACTCGTATGGAAGAAAAGGGTGTAGTCCAAGTAAATTGCGACGAATCCGTTTAACCCTTAACATAGGAGATAACTAACATGGCTATCTGGTACACAGACGTAGCAACAAATCAGCAACAAGGCGTAAACTTCCCAGGCCAATCAGGTCTTGGAATGTTAACTCCTCAACCTGGCACACAAAACAATCCAACGCTTGAAGGTCTAAGCAAAATCACAGCTGTCTACACAATGACAGGTAATGAAGCTGCTGGCGACATCATCAACATTGCATTGTTAAACTCGGGTCAATCTCTTGACCCTAACGGTCATATTTCAACAGGTGCAACAGCTCCTGGTGCGACATTTACCGTAGCAGTAGGCGATAACGATCAAGGTTTAGTAACAACTTTACCTATCGTAAATCCAATGGTCCTTCCAAATACGAACGTCGTAATCCAAGCTCCAACTTGGGTATCAGGCACTTCGTATGCAGTAGGTGCAGTAGTATTAGATGCAACAGCTACTCCAGCTTATGCAACATATACATGTATCTCTGCCGTAAGTGGTTCGACTGCTCCTCACTCAGATTCAACTCACTGGGTTGCTAATAGCTCACGCTATTCAACTGCTGTCAGCATTGCATCAGCTAACGCTAATGTTTCTGCTAACGGTGGTAATCTGAACGGTCAGACAAACTACTACGTATCAGAAGACTGCTGGTTACAGGCTTTAGTATCTACTCTGGTCACTCCAGCAGCAGGTGCTACAATCGCCTTCCGCTTCGATACAATCGCCAATAACTAATTGGGTTAGTGGTTTGACGTAATTAAAACCTGCCCCATAGTTGCGTTGTGGCGACGTAGCTATGGGGTTTTTCTCTTTCCATGTTTTCAACATTATCACCGACAGACATTGCGAACTTAGCCTTATCCAAGATAGGAGCTCAGGCTATTCAGTCATTAACTGATTTGAGCAATGCTTCGGCTATTGCTTGTAACAATAATTATCAGCTTGCATTTGAGACGGTAGCTCGTGCAACACGCTGGAATTGCTTAGTTAGAACGGCCGTATTAACGGAAGTGCCACAAGAACCTCTACCGCAGCAAGGAGGCACACCTGTATCTATTCCTTGGGCTCCTTATACATCATACGCAGCAAACGTATACCTATCGTATGGTAACGCTATTTATACCACTGAGTACGCATACACATCCACGGGTAATTTTACTAATGACCTCACTACGGGTGCTCTTGTACAAGCGGACTACCCAGATTACAACGCGTTCGGAGGCTACCCAAGTTCCGCCACTTATCCTTCTGGTTGGCCTTATGCTTTCGCTTTGCCTACTGACTTTATATTACTTGATTCAATAAATGCCAATACTGACGAAGATTATGGATATGGTAATATGGGCTCAGATGAGTATGAGATCATGGGTCAGTTTATTTATACGAACACTCAACAGACATCTATTAAGTACGTATCAAACGATCAGGATACGACTAGATGGGATCCTTTATTTGCAGACTGTGTTACATACAAGCTAGCATCAATGATTGCTACGCCTTTACGTCAAGATGGCGGACAAACAGAAGCTTCTATGCTTGCTATTTACAAACAAGCGTTGGGACAAGCTATCACTAAGAACGCTGGCGAAAAGATGCCAAATCGTTTCCAACCAATCAATTCATCACGCTTTGTAGCATCACGTTGGTATTTTACAAATGGCTAAAACAATTGACAGCCAAGTTAGCTTCACTGGCGGTGAGTTTAGTCCTAGACTAGACGCACGTATAGATCAGGAGAAGTATCGTTCAGCGAGCCGTCATATACAGAATATGATCCCTTTAAAACAGGGGCCATTAACACGTAGACCTGGCACGCAGTACATTGATGCTTGTAAAACGGGCAATACACCAACGCAAGAATACGGCGTTAGGCTTATTAAGTTTATCTATAGCCCTAGCACTACTTTTATACTTGAGGTAGGGCATCAGTACATTCGTTTCTATTCTAACGGACAACAGGTCAATATAACGTCAGCTCCTACGTATGCTACATTTACAAACTATCCAGCAGGACAGTTTGTTACTTATAGCGGACTATTTTATTATAACACAGTTGTAGGTAATTCAGGCTCTGGTAATCCTGCATCAGATTATCCACGTTGGATACAACAAAGCATATTAGAAGTACCTACGCCTTATAACGCGGAATACGCAGCAGGTGGTAATAACTGGTCTACAGACATATGGCAGTTACAAGTATGTCAGATTAATGACGTGATGTATTTCACGCATCCCAATTACCCTGTTTATAAGCTTACACGCATAACAGATACTAATTGGACATTCCAACAGGTACAGTTCTTAACTCCTGCGTTATTAGATCAAAATGCGACTAATACTACGCTTACATGTAGCAGTAATACAGGATCAATAAATATAACGGCTAATGCGCCAGCTTGGGTAACGGGCAATTATTATACGGCAGGCAATAGCGTTTTAGATACGGGTGTTATCTATAACTGCGTGGTAAGCCATGTATCCAGCGTATTTGCTTCAGATTTGGCTTTAGGTTATTGGGTAGCAGTAAACATATTTAATTCACAACACGTAAACAGTTATTGGCAAATAGCGTCTTTACGTTCCTCAGCAACAGTTGAAGTAGATGCTCCGTCTACGTCATTAGCTTTTGCTACAGGACCTTCTAACCCTATACAGTCTTTAGGTAATTGGGAAGTACACACGTATGGCGTATGGAGTGCTACCTTTGCTATAGAAAGATCTTTAGATGGCGGTGTTACTTGGGACGCAGTACGTACCATAACAGGGAAGCAAGATAGGAACGTAGATATTACAGGTACGGCTGAAGTTACAGGACTTTACCGCATTAATGTATTACAATCTGCTAATCCTACAACTCCTGGTGCTTCTGTACCACGTATCGTATTTGAATGCGTAGATGCGTATTTGTACGGATTAGTACAGATTACGGCGGTAACAGATGGTTACCATGCTACAGCACAAGTAATACAAGAGCTTTACGATAATGCTCCTTTAGCTCCAACGTGGAGTGTAAGCACAAGCTATTCGGCTGGAAACGTAGTATCTTATGGCACGACTAATTATACCTGCACGCTCTCAATCACGGGTGGGGATACTCCGCCCAACAACACAGGCAACTGGACTCCTAATGGCCCGACAACCGAGTTCTGGTCGGAAGGGGCTTGGTCAGACTATCGTGGATACCCACAAGCCATCACCTCTTATCAACAGAGGATTGTATACGCAGCAACAGCCTATGAGCCTCAGCGTATATGGGGTACAGTCACCAACGACATCGAAAACTTCTCTTTAGGAGATCAGACGTTAGCTACGGATGCTTTTGCGTTTGATCTTAATGCCCCTAGCCGTGGATCTATAGTATGGCTATGTGCCCAGAATAACTTGTTTGCAGGCTTCTCTGGAGCTGAATGGGTTATATCGGGTAGTGGTGCTACAACAGGCGGTAGCATAGGTGGTACAATAACTCCTACGTCTATACAAGCGGTAGAGCATTCCACGTATGGTTCTATATATGGAGTTAATCCTTTAGTAGTAGGCGATGCTATCCTCTTTACTCAACGTCAGGCTAATCAGATAAGGCAAATGCTATTCTCGGTATATACGGAGAAATACATGAGCCAGAGCCTAACGACGTATAGTGGCCATTTATTTAACTCAGGAATAGCTCAATTAGACTACCAGCAGCAATGGCATGGTCAGCCAGAATTATGGGCTATAACGCAACAAGGACAGCTATGCGGAATGACGTACGAAATGGATCAGAACGTATTTGGCTGGCATAGGCACATTACAGGACAAAACATTAATAACCCTGATAGTGCTCACCCTGACATAGGATTTGAGTCTGTAGCCACCTTATTTGGATCAGGCGCGGAAGATGACGAAGTATGGGTAGTAGCTAATAGGTATGCCTCATTCCCAGCATGGAATGCTAGTACACGTTATTATAGCCAAAGGACAGTATATGCGTTTAACACAACGGTAAGCTATAATGGCAATCATTACTTGTGTATATCCCCTAGTCCTAATTACTCCGTGTTAAGCTCTACAACCCCTAATGTAGATACAACTAACTGGCAAGCTGTAGATCCTTATGCCTACGGACAACGATTTATTGAACGAATCAACCCAACCAACTGGGAACAAACCTACTATCCTGCACCAACTGGCCCTCAAGCTATTGTCGCTGATGCCTTTTACGTGGATTCAGGAATCACCGTCACATCTCCAGGTTCATCCACTATTACAGGCTTGGATCATCTTGCTGGTAGGTATGTGGTGGGTCTTGCAGACGGGTACGCTTTTGGGCCTCTTCAAGTGGGGTTAGGAGTTTCTGGAGACGCAGGGTATGGCAATATAGTTATACCTAATGCCCCATCTAGCGGTCCATCTATAGTACAGGTAGGACTACCTATAACTTACGAAGCACAGGCTATGCGTTATGACGCAGACCAAAGACAGGGCAATACCCAAGGGCTTATAAAGCAAGTGAGCGACGTATGGATAAGGGTGTATAATAGCTTAGGTGGTATGATAGCTAATAGTTATACGGGCGTAGGACTGCCACAAGCTGTTCCTATTCCTTATAATACAACCAATAACCCCTTTGCTACCCCTCAACAGAATCTTATAATAACCCCGACAGATATACGTATTACCCCTCAACTTAATCTGACCCCTGATACGGATCCGACTATTATAGTAACGGGTAGTGACGCATTACCGTTGACCGTTATTGCCCTAATTATTAAGTACGATGTGATAGCAACTCCATGACCATCAGAGCTTACAACAACGAATTAGACTATCCCATGCTTAAATCATGGTT